ACCTGCACCAAAGACACCGCATTAGGTACGCCGGGGCGTGATCTAGTCTCTATAATCAGCGCTTTAGGAATCATACCCGTACCAAACCGGCCTGGGGCACCCAAAAGCTCCAGCTGTACGGTGTCGCGCGTGGTTTCTGACGTCTTTCCACATGCCCACGCGTCAATTGGGTGAGAAAACCTACGCCCTGTCCACCAACTGGGGTACTTTCCGGTGAGATGGACCGCCATTTCAAACGCGCCGGAGATAGTTTTACCGCTACGATTGCTCAAAGACAGCAAACGCTCACGGTAACTCTTACCTCCTGCGAAAAAGGCGGAGTGTTTGGGGCAGTTTTCGATAGCAAACACAGATCCCGGCACATACCACTTGTCGAAACCAGAGAAAGGCTGAAGTTCTTCCAGCCGTTTCATGATTTCCATGATCTTTTTCTGCGTAGCAACGGGCGTGCCTACACCTGGAGTGTAGCTTACGTGCTCCGTCAGCTTCTTAAGCAGATCGAGAGGGTTTGTCATTCAAGAAATCCTTAGGATCTAGGTCAGGCATCTGGCTCTGGAGCATCTTCACCATGCTGGGCATGAGGGTTACGAGGTTGTCGCGCAGCTCATCTTCGCTCATATCCTCCACGGACTTGCCATCCTTCATAATATTTTCTGTCTTGTCGCTCCATCCCATACGATTCTTCATATGAGCGTACCAGAGAGGGTGCTGGAAGCTGCGGTTTGTGAGATTCTCACGTCCCACTGTGTACCACCAAGCCATAGAAAGACCCCTGCCGTGATCGACAAGAGTCTCAAATTCAATGTCGTTGCGATAGAGCTTGTCAAATTCCTTGCGCGTTACGCCCAGTTCTCGGCACACTTCCACATCCGCCATGCCGCGCGCGTAGGCTTCCAGCATTTCCTTACGCCACTCGGCGCCCAATGACATTACAGCTCTCCCCACTTGCCGCTCACCATGCGCTCTACGAGCTTCTTGGCGCGCTTAGGTGTCTGCTTCTTAGCCCACAAACTGTTCATCATAGCCATGCCTGCTTCTTTGTAAAGCCCTTTGTCAAGAGCCTTTAACATGGTCTTGAATTCCAGCAAGCCTTCTACGCCCATCTGAAACGCCATTCCGATCAGCACCGTTTTGCGGGGGCCGTCAAGTGCGTCGAAGAACGGAATGCGCTTTCTCACAGCTACAATCTTGTTCGACAAATCTTCGTATAGCAAATCCTCTGCTTCTGCTAGAGAGAAGTCAGCCCATTCACGCAAGTCTTCTGGCGTTACGTTACGCTTTGCAATCAGGTGCCCGTAGCCTACAGTGGCAAAACCTAGATGATCGTTGTAAGGAATCAGCCGCAATCCCTCTTCCTTACGCAACTCTTTAAGTAGCCATTTTTCCCACTCTGACAATTCCATAACACTCCTTTATAGACGAATCACTCGTAGTACCCAATGAAAGCTACACTGCTTAGAACTACTAGTGTGTTGCTTGTTACAGTACCAAAGGGGCGGACGATGAACTGTACGTACGTGCCCGGATAGCACACAAGCGGCCCCTCGCTGAAGTCAACGTGATACCCAGACTTCATTGTTCCCACAGCATCACTTGCCCCAAACGCATGCGCCCCTACAACAATTCCCCGTGCAGCAATTGTAGCAATCCCTTCTGACGCTGTAGTCGCAGTCGTAGTTGATCCGATGCCGACAATGTGTGTGAGCACTATGGAGTTTGTTGACGCCACTGTAGTGACACAAGATTCCCCGACGCGAACGCCTGTGATGTACAAAGTCCTACCGGGCAGGCTCGCTGTCCCCGCAGGGTTTAGGTAGGAGAAGATAGGGTAGTCCGCATCGCTAGTAAGAGTTGAAATGGCGGGTGTTGTATAGGAGCCGCCCAAACTAGCTAGCGCTGGCGCTGTTGTAGCAGTCCATGTTCCGGCGATTCGTGCTGTCGCTGACGTAGGCCATCCTGAGGCGCCAGTGGAACGCAGTACGTTCGAGCCTGAGGCGGTTCCCGGCTGTACTTGATACGCACCGCCACCACTCCCTGCGCACTGATGTGACCACGGCTTGCCAGACAACAAATCGCCCTGAGACACATTCAAGAAAGTAATGAGAAGTTGACGAGCGGCAGATGCTATAGACGGCTGTGTGTAGACGCGGGCAAAGAGAGGTGCTGTGCTAGCGTTAGTAGGAGATCCATAGGGGCTAGTTACGGCCACATTAGCTACCAGAACGTTATTGATCCAAAACTTGACTACATCGTTAGTAACTGCGATGACATAGTGATTTACTTCTGTGAGATCGAACGTACCTGCCCCATCCCGTGGGGGGATATTTGTGGTGGTGATATCGACAGCGCTTACATCAACGCTGTTATTCGCTACAATAGCGCGCAGGGCGCCTCCTGACAGAATTCTAAAAAACGCCCCGTCCGTAGCCTGCGCAGTGGTGGAGGACGTATATCCAAAGCCCCATTCACTCAATACCGATGTAGCTGTTGGGTTTGCGTGAGCAACCCACATCTCTCCGTACGTAGGGAAGCTACCAAATAGCGGGAATGTTCTATACGTGCGTATATGAGCGGCGACGCCAGCACCTGTGACTAGACCTGAGTTCAGCGTCAGCTTTCCTGTAGTTTGCGCGGAAGTTGCTGAGGTGTCTGTCTGCATCAGTCTGTCACGCGTAATCACGGCTCCCTCAAAGCTGAGGTTGAATAGCAATGTATCCGCGCCTACGCGCAGACGGAAGTCGTCCGACGTTTCTAGCGGCTTCAGTTCGCGAGTGGCGAGCACGGCCCCGTCGTCTATTTCTGAAGCGAGCGTAACATACCCGGCCAAGTCGATGTCAGTCGGCGTTACAACGTGAGCATTACCATCCGTGTCTACTGTCTGTTCTGCGGACGCTGCTGTTCCGTTTGCGATCTTAATACCGGACATATCAAACTCCTATGCAAGAAAAAGTGTAGGTGCCTTTTGCCTCTACTGGCGTGTAGACACTCAGTGTGAATCCTGTACCAGCTACTATATCTGAGACTGCTGTAGAGAATGCCATCAGAGCAGTTTCTTCAGCGGCTCCAGCAGCAGCTAGAGGTGTTACAGTTATATCAGAACCGGCCGCTACCCACGTCTGTCCAGTTACAACGGTTTGGGCAAAATGAGTAAACGACGCACCAAAGTCTACAACGACTGATACACTGCTACCTCCCCCAGACGCATTGATAGTCAGAGAATCCGTACCAGCATTTGTTGTTATAGTGATGTTTGTTCCAGCGACAATCGTAAGTGTGTCGTTAGAAGCATCAGCTACAACATCCGACTGGCCACTAACGGCCACTGTTCCAAAACTACTACCTCCGGCAACAGAATCTTCTTGGATGTGCGGGAAAATCCTGTAACGGGTCTTGTATTCGATCAAGAGAGGCTCACCGTAGCAGTGCCTGATGTCCAAGCAGTGGAGTAGATGCGGAGATTGCAATCGGCTGCGATTGAGATGAGCTGGCTTGTAGGAGCTGTATAAGACGCAATCGTCACCCAATTGGTGTCTACGTTTGCAAGCTCTTCTGGATCTGCAATCTGTACAGCAATGGTACCTACGAACGTCCCTGCGATACGCGCAGTGATGATGTCCTTGTCATTGTCGCGATAGTAGTAGACAGCCCCTACAGTGGCAGTAGCTGCTATACTGCCACGACGAGCTAGATTGGCGGCTTTAGCTGTAATAGCCGACCCTGCTCCGCCTAGCTTAGATCCGCTGCTCATTTACGTTTAAACCATCCCTTGAACTTGGCCCACTTGGATTGTTTCGGAACAGAGACAGCTGCGATTTGAATAGGAGCCACGGCCTCTACAGGCACGTCTCCTACTCTAGTAGAGACAGCCACCTCGTCGTCTACAAAAGACTTGTCCTCCTGCTGGATGCTTTCTGTCTCAATAGGATCAGGAACTACTAGAAGGGCCGTACGAATAGCTTCTCGCTGCTCATACTGTCGTACAAGTTCTTTTGGAATCTGTCGCAACCATTCGCTAACCTCAGCTCCTGTGGCCGGTCCATTTCCAGTGATAGCCCCGACAGCAGCTTGCAGTCTAGCCAGAGCCTCGTTTGTTACAGTGATAGTAAGTGTAGGCATGATTTTTCCTTTATGCTACTTGAACCGCTTCAACATGTGCCACCCAATAAATCGTAGTGGCTGCCACTCCAGTAACACGCACTACAGGCCCGCCGTTAGTCGCATCTGCTGCAACATCTACTACACATGTAGCAAATCCCGCATCTTGACCAAACGCTGTGATGGTAGACGCCCCAACGATTGCTGTTGATGCTGCGTTAGCCACCCTCTTGAAAGAACCTTCAACAAGCCAACTGCCGACAATCGCAGCGCTGGCAGTCATTGCGACTACGCGCGCATAGAAATGGCACGCGCTGTTGTTAGGCATCGCCAGTATTCCACTTGCAGCAGCAGCGCCCCCTTCATACGTCAGAGTCGCCGTTGTGGCGTCAGTCGTTGTCTTTCTTTGGACCGCCCGCATGTGCTGGCTGTCCCCAGACGCCGCCCGGCTCGTCGTCCCTAGCACC